TTCCCGACATCGTGATGTTCCCAATGCCGGTCAAGTCCTGCGTCGCGCTCGTGAACCGCACCGGCGTCTGGCCGATATACATAGCCGGGAGCGCCGAGGAGAGTATCTTCCCGCCGGAGAAGTAGCCAGCTATCGTATCGTAAGTCCCGACCTTGCCGGAAGTGATGCCGGAATTGATCGCCGCCCATTGGACCGCCGTGAAGCCGGAGTTGTTCAAGGTGTACTCATACTCCCAGCCCGTGCCGTTGTACTTGTACCGCTCCGTACGCGCTATCTCCGTAGGCGTACTCGCAGAGGTCGGAATCTCCACGAAGCAGTAGTCATTCGCGTCCGCGCCGGAAATCTCCGACGCGAGCGCCGTGGCAATCTGCGCGTGCGTGGCAGAGGGTTGCAGCCCCAGATCGGAATACTCGTTGTAGTTTCCCCGGTAGGTGGCCGTAGCCGTTGCGATGGACGAGTTCACGAACGCCTTGTCCGCGAGCTGGTTCGTCGAGGACGCCTGTGCGGGGATCAGTGCGAGTATCGGGTTGATGTCCGCCTGCTTCAAGTAGCCGTAGGCGGTCGCCATATCGGGTATGTGCGCACCGGCGATCTTCGTATTGTCGTCATAGGTGGAGAGCGTCTGGTCGTTGGTGAGCAGTTTCCACATCGCCAGCGCGTCGATGCCGGATGCTCCGCCCCCGGAAGAGAGGCCGTTGCCGGAGACAAAGCCGTCGGAGAAGAACGGAAGCCGGGAGTGGAACGCATAACGCGGCGTCTCACCCTGCGGTGCGATGTTCACCACCTCCAGGTCGACGTTCACGTCCTCGGAAGAATTTCTCCCGAAGATCAACCCTTTGCGCGGGCCGAGGTAGTTGTAGTCAGATTTGAGCTGAATCAGGCCGGATACGGTGCCGGGCTCGAAATAGTTCACCCCGGAGGACGGCACCTGCGTGGCGCCGCCGTCAGCCGATCCCGTCGACGCGGTGCCGCCGGCCTCGGTGATCGTCTCGGACTCCACGGTCAGCGTGGCTGTCGGCAGCGTGCGCGCCGAGATCTGCAGCTCGTCTTCGTAAAGATTCCAGGACCAGGTCTCCAGCCAGTAGTCCAGCCCGCCCTTCGTGAAGACGAGCGGCGGCAGCTGGACGGAAGGTTCCAGGGACACCGTCCCCTCAACGCGGGCGCGCGGCAGCGCCACGCTCCTGGCATAGTCTCTCGAGATGAAGGAGAGGTAATCCGTGCCTGTCGTGAAGTTCGCGTCCGAGAAGGCCGTGATCAGCGCGCCGTTATTGAGCAGGATACCCTGTACGAAAGCCTGATAATACGCCACGTCGGACGTCACGCGCCCGAAGGCTATCTCGGTATCGTCGCCCTCGCCGCGGGCGCCGTTGTCGATGTGCATGACGTCCTGATACCCCTTATTCAGGATCACGTCGAGATGTGCGCTGAAGACATAGACCGCACCGCCCCAGATTCCGACGGTGAGAGTGCCGGAGGGGAAGCCTCCATCTACGGCCAGCGCCGGGATGTCGAGCTCGATGTGGTCAGCGTTCTCGCGGTCCGTATCGACGGAAAGGAGATCCTGCTCGAAGGCGCGGGGTATGCGCCCGGAGTCATACAGCTCCCAGCGCCGGTTTCCGTCGCCGTCAACGCCGAGATAGTAGACATTCCCGTCGCCGTCCTGGAACTTCAGGACCAGGCCGACCCAGCCGTTTCCCGTTCCGGTGAATCCGCTTCCGGTCTCGGACGTTCCACAGCCGCTCAAAGTCATGCGCATGGGCACGCGCAACCCGCCAAAGGCGACGCTCTGAGCCAGCTCGCCCGGCGTGATCACATCGCGCGCGAAGAAATACGCGCCCTTCGCGGAATCATACGTGACGCCGCTCTTGTTCCAGTTCGCGTCGGCCGTCATGTCGGAGTTCTGCAGCGCCGTGACCGGATGCCATGGCGCCTGGACGACGACCTTGTTCTTCGCCGGATCTATCACCGTGGAGAGCTGGCCGACGGGCCAGACGGCGTCCTGATACATGCGACCCAGCGCCTGGACCGAATTGGCCAGCAGGGCCGAGTTTCCGGCCACGTTGAAGTAACGCACCTTGCCGGAAGTGAACGTGACGTTGTTCTCCCTGACGAGCAGCCAGTGGCCGCCCCACCACGTGATCGTGGCGTGGAGAGTCGTGAGCAGATATGAGAGTGCCTCGTAGCATGTCTTACCGACGAGGTAGTCGAAATTCGCCTCCATGTCGAGCAGCGCGCCTGCGCCGGCGCTGCCGGCCTTCAGGGAACTGACGAGGAAGACATCCGTGGAGAGGCCCGTCTTCCCGAGAAGATACGTTAGCAGGGCGCGCAGCGATACCGTACCCTGCGCCGCGAAGTCGTAGAGCTTCAGCTCACCGACGCCGTCAGTGGCCACCACCTGCACGTCATAGGGCGGCGCGATGTCCGGCTCGCTGTAGAGCTCCGGGGAGATCCATCCCTGCCACAGCATCGTATTGCCGGCGTAGACGTCCACGCGGTACTCCTTCGGGTCCGAGGTGTAGAACTCGATGAACTCGCGGTCCACGTCGCACTGCGCGTAGATCTCGAGCGAGGTGCCATGGATCGGGCCGTTCTGCTGTTTCTTCAGTACGGGGTTGCGCCCCAGCGCGCGCTGGATGACACTGCCGGAATAGCCGTCCTGCAGGACGCGGATCTCGCGGGTCGTATGGTTCAGCGACTCGAAGCGGAAAAGATATTTAACTGCGTATGCCATTATGTCGTCAGTCCTTTCTTCTTGTTAGTGCCGTCGATGACCGCCACCAGGGCGTCACCGTCCGCCTGCAGGGTCCCGGTGACCTTCACCTCCACCTCGCGGGTCTCATAGTCACCGCCGCCGTAGGAATAGGCGCTGGATGCGACGTTAGCGCTGGCGCCGTAGTTGCCGCTGGCCACGTTGCTCAGGCCGGCCTTGACGGCGGAGCCAAGCAATACCAGCGCGGTACCGGCGCCGATGGCGATGGCTGCGCCCGCCGGGCCTAGGGTCTCCAGGGCGGCCTTGATGCCGAGCGCCGCGATACCCGTCTCGATGGCGATGCGACCCACGGCCGTGGCCATGTCGCCGAACGCCGACATCGCGGCGTTCGAAAAGTTGCTCCAGGCGTCTCCGCCGGTGAGCAGGTCGCCGATCAGCGAGCCGATGGATTCGCTCAGGCTAAGGGCTAAACTGCCGACCACCGTCTCCACCTCGCGCGACAGGTCCACCAGCGCGCCCTTGTCTATCTCGATGCCTACCTGCATGAACACCTTCCCGCCGATGGCGGCGTTCAGCTGTGCCTGCAGCTCGGTAGTATCTATGGTCTGGGGGATGAGAGCGCCGCCGGCGGACGTGGTAGCGCCCGCCATAGGGATGCCGGCGACGGACAGGTCCAGCGCCGCGAGATCCGCGCGGCTCTGCGCGATCTGCTGCTGGAGCTCCAGCTGCTTCTCCATCTCGGCCGTCTGCTTCTCCGCCTGGGAGCGGATGCCGTTGACGTATCGCAGCTGCGCGGCCTTCTCGTCCGTGAGGCTCTTGACCAGCGACTGCTGGCGGACGTACTGCTGGTTCGCCGCGTCGACGGCGGCGGGGGAGCTGGCCGTCAGGGAGACCATCTCGTCCATCAGTTCCGTGCGGCGCTTCTCGATCGGGACGAGGAGGCTTTCCTTCTTATTGATGTCCGTGACGATCTGGTCATAGGCGGCGAGACGCTCCACCAGCGATACGGTGGCGTCGCGCATCTTCTCCTTATTCGTAGCGATGCGGGCGTCCAGGTCCGCGATCTCGCGCGTCAGGTCGGACTGCTGGCGGTCCAGCTTATAGAGTTCCTCGGAGATCTGCTCGGCCCTGCCGGCCGCGCCGAGAGCGGCGCCAATCTGCTGGGCGTTGCCGGTCAGGAACATGTTGGGAAGGGACGAGGGCATCAATTGCTTCCCCGTCAGGATCCCGACAAAATTCTGCTTGAAGTTCGCGCCGAGTACGGCGAAAGTCTTCTTAAAGTTAGACTCGAACTCCGCCACACTCTGCCCGGTCTCCTTATTGATGTCGTGGAAGACCTGCCGGTATGTCTCGATGTAGGCCGCGGTCTGCATCTCCAGGTTCGCACCGGCCACGGTGTTCTTGAACGCCTCGGCCTCGGCGTTGAGCGCCTTGAAGGAAGCCACCGCCCCTGAGATCCCGAGCGCTGCGATTCCGACGCCGAGCGTGGAGACGCTGGAGAGCAGCGATCCCAGCGCCTTTGCGCCGGTGCTGCCGGCCTCGCTCAGTTGCCGGCCCATGCCGCGGATAGCGGAGGCGAACTGTTCCACCTTCCCGGTATCGACGCCGAGCATGTTGCCGATGGAGCCGAGCGCATTGTCGGACACCTTGGCGAAGTCGCGCAGTTCGGCCTTCGCCGTTTTCATCCCCTTCGTGAATTGCGAGGTGTCGGCGCCGACGTTAACCTTCAGATTCGGTTCGTTTGCCATGGTGTACTCTCTTTAAGAATTTTTCGACCTCAACCTGTTTTTCCGCCTCGGTAAGGTCTTTCAGGCGTTTGATTTCTTTTCCTTCACGGTCCGGGTCGTCCCAGGGCATCGCCCAGAATTTCACCGGATCGGCCGTCCTATGTTTCTGGGCGACCTGCAGGTTCCACAGCCGGAGTGTCGCTCCTCTCACCAGCTCGCCGATGTGTTTCCTGTCCGCGCGCACCTTGTGCTCATAGGCGTCCATCGCCTCCCAGAACTCGCCCGGGCGCATCTCGTAGAACTCGATGCGGCTCATGCCGAGCAGGCCAAAGGCCCAGCCCCTGATCTTGCCGATGCTGAGCGGCTCAGGGGCCGCGCCGTCAGCTACCCTTTTTTTGCCTCAGGCTTGATGCCCTTCGGCGTCATCTGGTCCGTGAAGATCCTGATGAACTCCGTAATCGTCTGCGCGTTCGACAGCGCGCCGACATCTTCGGCGGTCATCCTCTCAGTGTCGCCCTCCAGCCGTTTGCCCTCGTTAATGCCCGCGGCCAGCAGGCCCGCAAGGTCGGACGGTTTGAGGTTATCGAGGTTCGAGAGTTCGCGCATGTCGTCCCGGCCGGAGCTCGCAAGGAAGTCGACAATGGCGTTCCAATTGAGCTCCACCCGAAACGTGCGGCCATCCGTAAGTGTGATGCTGTTGTTCATACTAGGCGGACTTAGTGAAAGCACCGACAATCTTCAGGTCCACGTTCAACGTGGTGTCGCTGTCGACCGCCGCGCTGGAGCTCTCGCTGTAGCCGGTGATGATGGCCGTGCCGGTGTAGGTGTCGCCACCCGTGCAGGTGTACGTCACGGTCACCTCAGCTTGCGCGCCGGTCTTCAGCGCCTGCTCGATGACGTCGTCGCGGTCCAGCTGCGTGAACGTGCCGGTACCGGAATTGAGAGAGAGCAGCGCGGCCAGGCGGAGGGTGACGTCGTGGCGGACCACGGACTCCTGCTGCACGCCGGCGTCGTCCTTGGTGATCGACGTCTTGGTGACGGCCGCGATGTTCAGGTCGTCCTGCGTACGGCCCAGGATAGTCTTGGAGCCGATCTGGACTGCAATGTTATAACCTTCAACCATGGTATTATGTTTTTAACTAGTTTGTTTGACGAAAAAGTTCATTTCGATGGACCAGACGCCCTCCTGGCAGTCCTTGGTCGTGGACCGGTGCCGGATGATGTACTGGCCGTCCGCATTGGCGTCAAGCGCCGCGCGGATGGCGTCGGCCTTCTGCTGCGCGCTGTCGAACACCTTGTCGTAGACGCGGATGACGCTGTCTGCCGTGATCTGGTACACCCCGTCCTTCGTGCGCCACTCCTGCGTGGTCTGCTCATAGACTGCGTAGGGATAGGACTCCGTCTCCGCTTCAGCGAGGAAGAAGGGACAGACATTCTTGCAGAGCGAGGTCAGCTGTGTGCCTATGGATTCAGTCATCGGTCGTAGAGTTTGTCTTCCTGCCTTTTCAGGCTGTTCTTAAACGATTCAACAAAAGGACCCTCCCATCCTGCGATACCGGCCTCGAAGAAGTTCCGCGGCTGGATGCCGGTGGAATTTCTGCGGCGGCGCGCAGCGGCGGTCTTGCGGTGCTTCACCGGATTCTTGAAGTGGTGCGAAGGGTCGCGGTTCTCCAGGGTACCGTAGTTGATCCAGTACGCTTTGAACCAGTCGGCGATCTGCGCTCCGCTGGGATTCTGATGACCCTGCGCCTGCCTGTTGTTGAACAGGCCGAACACGGCGTTCAGCTTTCCGTTCGCGGTCTTCACCACCTTGTACCGGACCAGCCGGTTCCAGCGCTTCGGGATCCTGGACTTGACGGTCCGCGCCGACACCTTGGACGCATCCTTCAGCGCCTGGCGCGAAATCTTCAGCAGGTTCTCCGGCGCGTTGTCGAAGACCTTCAGGCAGTCGTCAAGGCCAGAAATGGTGATCCCTGTTGCCATTACTTCTCAATGGTTGAAGCGGTGATGATGCAGAACGGAGACATCCTGTCGATAGGGTCGATGCCCTTGATTTCGTACGGAACGCCGTCAATCTCCAGTTCCATCCGGGTATTCATGCCGGGGACCTTGTAGGTGGTCACCGTCATGCCCGTGCGGGCTTCCAGATTGTCGTCGCTGACGTACTCGTCAGTGAGCGGCTCCAGCTTCGCAAACAGCCGGCAGTGCTGCGTCCGGCGGACGGTCTTCTGCCCCTGGTCGCCGATGGTGCGCTCCACGGAGTAGAACGTCACCAGCGTATCCAGCTCGCCTATGTTCACCCTGTTATCCATCACTTCACCCCCCACGTCCTGTACGAATCCAGCAGGCGCGTCGAAGCCTTCGGCAGCGTCTCCACGGAATCCACCGGGTTGTTAAAGAGTGCAGCAGCATGGAGCAGGATGGCGGCCTTGATGTCGGGCTCGACCTGGCCCGGTCCGGCGGTGTAGTTCACCTCAACCGCCTCGCCGGTCACGTCGTCCGCGAATTTCAGCACGGTGCCGACCAGCTGGTACTTGCTTGCTTCAAGAGTGTTGCCGTCGACCTTCACGCTGGAGATCTCCTTGACGGGTCCCTCCAGCGGGATGGTCTTGGCAAACGGTCCGGTATAGACGAAAGACGACTGCGCGATGATCGCGCCGATGTAGTGCTCGGCGGAACGGATGGCGGCCTTCAGCTTCAGCTCGAGGTCAGAATCCATATCCGTCGTGGTTAGGCGGATATGGTTCTTAAACTCGGCCAGCGTGGGCTGGAAATTTCCGTAGGTGCGCTCAGTCATCGTTCGGAGGATTAGATGCCGGTCTTGATGTCGACGATCTTGCAGAACGCGCCGGGACGACGCACGCAGACGTCGTGGTACGCGATCGCGGTGACCTCGATGACGGCCTTGGCCTTCTGGGAGAACGGATCGACGATGAAGTCGAGACCGCCCCACTGCGGGACGAGGACCTCCTCGAAGTTGCCGAAGACGGCAGCGGAGCAGATGCCGGCGGCGCTGCCCTTCGTCAGGTTGGACGGGATGGCGTTGGTGACGTGGACGTCAAAGCCGTTGGCGCGGCCGTCCTCCATGATGAACGAGGAGGTGCTGGCCACCTTCGGAGTGACCTTCATGTCGCCGGCCACCTTGCTGTTGGTGACGTAGGACAGGCGGCCGAACAGACCGTTGGACGCGCCGACCTTGGACTCCATGCCGACGATGGAGGCCCAGTCGATGGCGCCGCCGTTGGTGCCCATGGCGATGGAGTTGACGCCGGAAGCGGCGAGGATGCCGGTAGGCTGGCCACTGGAGCCGGAGCCGTTGAAGATGGCGGCGTCGAGGGACTGCGCATGGGCGGAGATCAGCTCGTCCCAGATCAGCCGCTCGACGGGCTGGGCGCTCTGCTTCAGCAGATCCATGGTGTAACCCGCGAGGATCTGCAGGCGGTGCGGCGTCATGTCGACAGCGGTGTAGCCGGGCTTGGCCACGGAGGCGGCTGCCTCCTCGGCGAGCCAGCTGGCGGCCGCGGAACCACCCTTGACGATGCGGGCGTTGCCCTGCATGCCGGGGATGTAACGTACGCCGGCGCGGACACCGACCATCGCGTCCTTCAGGGCCTCGACATAGGACCACTCGGTGATCGCCTTGAACTCGGGACCGTAGCCGGAATCGGTGGCGTTGTTGTAGTCGCCGCGCTTGTGGGAGTACGCGACACCCAGGAGGACGGACGGAATGGCGTAGCCCTGGACGGACTGGCCGCAGTCCGAAAGCTCCTTGCGGGCCTCTTCGTGCATTTCCGCCTCGAAGCCGGTGAGGCTACCAGCAGTAGCCTCGCGCAGGAACTTCGTGATGGAGAACCGCTTCAGCTCCTTCTTCTCCCCGGGGGAAAGAACGCGCTGATTCAGGAGGGCGCGCTGGGCGGCCTCCTCGATCTGTGCCTCACGCAGTTCGGTGGTGAGGGATTCGACCTCGGCAGCCAGAGCTTCGCGCTTGGCGGCGTCGGTCTCTGCCTGGCAGGCGTCATTCTTGGCCTTCAGGTCAGCAGCAATTTCGTACGATTTTCTCATTGCTTTGGGGTTTTAATTTGCCAGTTGCCGCTTGGCTCTGGCGATGGTTAAACGGATATGTACGTCGTCCACGTTGGAGGTTTTCACCTCGTCCGCGGGCTTTTCGTTTTCTTCGACATCGCGCTGCTCGGCGTCGGGCTGTTCCGCCTCGGGCTTCTTGCGCTGCGCCTCCAGGGCGGCGCGCTCCTCGGCGATGCTGCGCTTGACGGCGTCCGGGTTGGACGGGACGTTCACGACGGAGATCTCCATGAGGGTCATCTGGTCGTAGTAGTAGACGTCCGGATCCTCGCCGTCGCGCCGATCGCCCCAGTGGCCGCGCTCGGGACTGAAGCCGACGGACACGCCGCTGATGGACCCGAACACGACCTTGCGGAACACCTTGTCTGCCTTGCGGTTCAGTTCGGCCGGCTCGAAATAGACCTTGACCAGCAGCTGGTCATTCTCCACGCGGGCCTCGCCGCGACCGATCACGTTGTCCGGATCGTCGCTGTCGTAGATGTCGTGCTGGTATCCGATGACGCCGTTCTTACGGAACCGGCTCAGGTCCCAGCCGTCCGGCTTCAGCACGGTGCCGTAGCTGTCTACGGTGCCGTTGCTGGCGACGAACTCGACCGAGCGTTCCGCCTCATTAATGGCGCGAATCTCGACCTGTTCAATTTGCCGGCGCAGGATGCTGTCTTTCTTTTCCTCTGCCATGGTGTTACTCGTTTTGCGTGCTATTATCGACGACCACGGCCTTGCCGGCCTCGTCGATCTGCACATAGTTCATAGGCATCCGCGGGAAGTCCAGGCCCGGGAGGGATTTCATTTCCTCCAGGCGGCGCGCCTCGTTCGGCGTCATCCAGCCCGCGTTGATGCCGGAATTATAATACTCGGCCCTGGTCTTGGCGTCGCCGCGCATCAGGCCCTTCATGTCAAATTTTACGGAATACTTCCCGCGCTCGTCCTCACGGAACAGCTTACTCTCCAACTGGACCTCGATGCGCTTGCAGATCGGGCGCAGGGAGAACTCGCCGAAGAAGATGTTCTGCTGCTCGATGTTGGAGAACGTGGCATGACTCAGCTCGGCGAGCAGGTGCGGCGGAATCCCGAAGATCCTGGCGATGTCGCTGATGCTGAAGGTCTCCGTCTGCAGCAGCTGGGCCGCGAGCGGGGAAATGCCGACGTCCTTATACTTGACGCCGTACTCCAGCAACGGGGTTTCGTAGTTCTGCGAGCTGGCCTTAAAGTGCGCCATGAACTTATCGAACTGGTCTTCGCCCAGGCTGTTCTCCATCTCCAGCACGCCCTTGATATTCCCGCCACGCTTATAGAACTCGCCGCTGAACTTGTTTGCGGCGATGCCGCGCCCGATGGCGGCGGCGTTGTAGGAGATCGGGTCGATGCCGGTCAGGCCGTCACGGGTGAACAGCATGACATACAGGAACTCATGCTCCAGGTAGGTGCCGTTCAGGTAGCTGAACGTGGGATCCGGGCAGTTCACGCGGTACCCCTTTACGCCCTTGTTGAACAGGACGGTGACCCAGTCCTTGTCTACCGGATGGAGCGCCACCGGATTACCGGCGGAGTCTCGCTCGATCGGGCCGCAGAATACGCCCTTGCCGAGCAGCTGGGCGATATTGCGGAACCAGTAGGTAAAGGGATCCATGTAACCGTTCGGTGCTACCCGAAGAAGCCGGGTCGCCGGATGATCGGCCGCGTCCTCATAGCCGGCGTCGGTCACGACCTTGACGGACTTCGGGAGGCTGGCGATGTTTTCGGAAAGCAGTTTGATTGCGGCGTACACCGCAGTAAAACGCAAAGCGGAGTCTTCGTTAACGGAGACTCCGAAGTCGATGCCATTGCTTCCGTGAAAGACGGGCGAAGAAGGGATAACCCCGATGGACCAGCCACGGAGGGCAGCACCGATGCGGTTGCGTAACGGGATATGATTAGACTTTGCCACCATCAATGGTTTTCACGAAGATGGCAAAGAAATCTCTTAAAAATCAGGAATTTGCATATACTTGTTGCATATACTTTGCACGGCTAAAATTTAACCGTCCGAAGTGTATGCGTCGTGTAGATTTCGCCGGTCTTTCCGGACGTCTTTGTGAGCCACCCGCCGACCGCGTCGACCAGGGCGACCACGCCGTCTATCTTGTTCCTGGAGCGCGCCTTGTCTAGCTTGATATTGGCGTTCGGGTCCTGGTAGATTACCACGTTCTGGAACATCCAGCGGATAATGGGGTTTCCGCAGAAGTTCAGCTCATGACGCAGGACGGAGGATTCCACCCACTTCGTAGGGACTGACATGTACCGGATGTTCTGCTGGTACTCCATCAGCTTCTCCTGGTACCGGCCGAACTTCCCGAGGACGTTCCACATTCCCCAGGGGTCGTATGAGATAGCCTTGACATCGTAGCGGTCCAGCTCCTGCAGCACGCGGGAGACGAACCAGTCCTCGTCGATCACGCTGCCGGGCACCATCTCCAACCAGCCCTGCTCCACCCACAGCCGGTAGTCCACGCGGTCCTCGGCGCGTTTCGGCGCCGTAACTTTCTCCTCCGGTACCAGGAACAGGAACCGGGATACCTTGTAAAGCGGGAACCAGAAGGCCACGGCCACGATGTCAGTCTTGCGCGCAAGGTCGATGCCGACCCAGCACTCCGCCCCGTCGAGCTGCGCGCCGGAAATCTCGCGGTTGTTTGCAGCCACGTCATCGTCAGGGATCCATACGGACGGCGCGTCGACCCACATGTTCAGGTTCTTCGTCTTGAAGGCGGACAGCGTGCTGCCACCCTTTTGCTTCGCCTTCTGGTAGGAGTCCTTCATGTATTTCGGCTTCAGGGAGACGCCGTAGTTCGGATTCACCTTCTTCCAGGTGGCCTCGTCATCCCATCGGTCTCCCTCGTCGGGTTCAAAGAGCAGAGCGAAGTGGTCCTCATTCTCCAGGAGTCCGCGCAGGATCTGGCGCAGGAACTCCAGATGCCCGAAGTATGGATAGGACGTATCCACGCCTGCAGTGGAGATTTGGAACAGCAGCGGCTGCTTGCGGGCGCCCATACCGGTCTGCACGACCTCCACAATCTCAAATGATTTCCAGGCGTGCGCCTCGTCGCCGATGCCGCAGTGCGGGTTCAAACCGTCCTTGTTCTTCGTGTCCTTCGACAGCGGTTTGTAGCTGCTCGACTCGAAGACCATGGAACCCTTGCGGAAATACTGCACGACGTCGGGCACCAGCCCAGACGCCATGGCGATCTGGACGGACGCCTCGAAGCAGATCTTTGCCTGCTCCTTATCGACCGCGAAGGAATAGACCTCAGCCGCGGGCTCTCCGTCTATTATCAGCATGATCAGCGCGATCACGGCGGCCAGCGTGGTCTTTCCGTTCTTACGCGGGACGTACACGTCGCCGTATGTGTATTTCCGCGTTTTGGTGGCCTTCCACTTAAAGCCAAAGATTGAAAGAATCACGAACCATTCCCACGGTTCCAGCTCCATCTTCTTCCCGGCCCATTCTCCTTTGAAGTGCTTCAGCCCGTCGTACCCGATGTCCTTATTGCCCCGGATGAAAAGCACGATCAGCCTGATGGCCGACCTGTCGAAATACAGGTCACCGCCCTCCTCGCAGCGCGCCATGTCTCTCCGCCATCGGGCCGCCGCCAGGCCGACCATCTCGCAAGCCGGAAGCGCCCCGCTCTCGATGGCGGACACATAATTCTCTACGATGCTATACGGCGACATATCGGTTATTGATCATCTGGTCCTTCGTCATCATTGACTACCATAGCAAAAATGGCCTTGAAACCTTTCGGCTTGTTATCTCCCAGCTCCATCTTCAGGCGCTGACGATCCACTGGAGAGAATCCGAAGTTGCTGCCTATCTTCAGCACCTTCTCCATGGCTGCGTGCAGCTGCTTCACGGATGGATTCTGCACCAGGAAGGTTCCGCGCTTTCCTTTCACCTCGACGTACATTCCTTTCTTCTTGATGTCCTCCTCGCACCGCAGCACGATGTCATACTCTATGGCATAGAACAGAATCTGCGCGCAGAACGTCGGGTCCAGCATCCCCTGCGCCGCGACCTTGCGGCAGGTTGCCCAGTAGATTTCACGCGCCCGGGGCGTGGAAGATTTTAGGCCGGATACCTGGCACTTAGACCCAATGTCTTCCAGGCGGACCGGCTCGCCGATGACGCTGGTCGGGCGCTCTCGGCAGGGCTGGTCCGTCCCCCTTAGTCTCTTAATCTCTTGCGGCAGTGGTTTTCGTCCTCGTGCCATATATATCTTGAGTTAGAATTACGCAATCCTTATATCGGTGTCAGTCACACATACGCGCGCATAATGCGAAGACCGGGTACTGAGAACGCGCCAATTTCGCACGCGCGCCTTCTTGAC